ACAGATGTGGGGGTCGAGGAATAATTTTACGAGGAGGTAATAATATGGAATTATTTCCTACAAAACCCAAAAGAAGGGGAGGAAGAAGAAAGGGAACTATTGTTCCTCCTGATGTTAGGGAAAAAAGGAAGGAAGGGAAAGAATTAGCGAAGCACAAAAAAGGATTTGGGCAAAAAGGAGGGAACTTAATTATGGAAAAGAAGAAGGGTAATGACGACGATACAGGCCTCATAGTTCAACAATGTAAAGGATGCTACCACATCGTCCGTGGTAGGTGTGAGGCCTTTTTTTCCCCCAAATCAAAATGGGCAAACGGAAAAAAATGTCCCATTTATGCAACAGATACAAAGGAGAAATAGTGGCAAAGGAAGTTAATTTCCAAAATTTCCCTGCAGGACACGAAATAAGAAATGTTATTGTAGCTCCTGATGGACACCTAATTGTTGCGTTTGACTATTCATCACTCGAAGCCAGACTTATAGCAATGGCTACAAGGGACAGTGAGTTTTGTTCTGATATTTGGAATGGAATTGATACACACATGAAATGGACTGAACGCCTAATTGAATTATATCCTGCAATCTCCAACAAAATGGAGAAAAAAGAATTGAGACAGTTTCTTAAATCAAATCTTGTATTTGGTTCTTTCTACGGAAGTAAAAAGAAGTCCGTGATAAAGAGGTTGGGAGAGCTTGAGGTTCCTCCGAGGGTAGCGTCGCAGATATATGATGAGTTTTGGGACACATATAAGGAAGCCAAAAAACGTCAGAAATATTTACTTGATTATTATAATAGTCGTGGAGTGGTTAAAAACCTAAATGGAAGGGAGAGGAAAGGAGTTTTGTCTGTAAATAAAATAACAAATTACCCTATACAAAGTTCTGCGTCTTACGATATTTGTCTCCGTGCAGGAGATAGGTTATCAAGATTAGCCTATGAGTTAGATAAACCTCAGTATCAGTATATAATAAATATACACGATGACTTAACTTTTTATATACCTTTAGATACACTTGATGAGGATATTCAGTTCATAGCTAAAGAACTAGTATATCCTGCTTATCATTGGGTAATAGTTCCCCTTGAAGTGGAATGTAAAGCCGGAAAAAGTTGGGGTTCTTTAGAAGTTTTAGGAAAATTTTCAACCTTAGATTGGTGGGAGTGGAAAGATAATAAGTGGGTTAAAAAGGAGGATGTAGAATGCCGGCAACCGTAAAATTGGAAGATTCACAGTGTGGTTATATAGACAAGCGTAATGTTACTTATAACCAGAAATACTCAATTTTGGATTATATTTTTAATGAATGGAAATCATCCACAAATGTAATCGAGTTATTTGGGGGAATAGGAATAACATCTTATTTTATAAGGAAGCACATAACTCCAAAATTACACACAATATTAGAAATACACGACGATTGTATTAAGGAGTTAAAAGCCAGATACCCTAAACTTGATATAAGGAAACAATCCGCTTTTGATTTTGATGAGTATTCTAATTACGATTATGTTTTGATTGATGCTGGAGAATTTTCACAATCAAAGTTTTATATTAAACGGTTTAATACTATTTTTGATAAACTAAAAAATTATAATCCTGATATGGTTGTTACAGACCTTGGATTTTGGAAGTTTTCCTTTGTAAAAAAGGAAAAATGGGATGTTGAGGTTCCTAAGTATTTTGAGGCATATCAAAAACTATTTAAGCAATATAACTTTTTTATAAAGAAGGCCTATTATACACATGATTTCTCAATATTGTACCTAACAAAACTACCTGTTGAAATCGATATTAAAAAGTGGGATAAGACAACACATGAATGGCGTAATGTATTGGTAAAAGGAGGATTGTTCTAAAATGTATAATAATCCCATAAGTTTGGCTGGGGGAGAGGAAAGATTTGTTTGTCCCCAATCATTAGCCCTCAATACTTATATTGGTTGTAAACATGATTGTTCTTATTGTTGTGCTAAATATTTATTATCTCCTTATAAACATTGGAGGAGACTCGAACCAGCAAATGTTGATAAAATAAAACAGACATTCATTCAGGCACATTCAGGTAAACCAGGAATCATATTCGACCTAATTCGGCAACGTATTCCCTTTAGATTTAGCAATCTAACAGACCCTTTCCAGGAAGAGCTTGAACGAACTTATAAAGCTACTTATAGAACTCTTGAAATTCTTAGGGATTACCAATATCCAGCGATATTAACAACTAAAAGCACGTTGTGGGCTGAGCCTGAATATATAGCAATACTCAAAGAATTTCCCTCAGTTATACAAATGACAATAACCACTATAGACGATAATTTGTCCGCAAAAATAGAACCTGGAGCACCTGTTTCTTCTAAACGTGTTGAGGCTTTAGAGAAGGGGGCCTTAGCTGGATTGATTACACAGGTTAGATATTCCCCTATTTTTCCATTATTATCAGACCAACCTGAGGAGGCGTTCAAAAAGTATAGCGAAATAGGTGTAAGAGATATAATTTCAGAATTTTTAAGACTTCCTGTGAATAGGAAACAAAGAGCATGGATAGATGGTGCGTTGGGATATGATTATTTAGAATTTTTAAAGAAAAATAAATACCCGATGGAAGTAGCGGGACACTGGATTAAGGTTACAAAACCGTTTATTTTTGATGAATACTTAAGGTTTAAGGGTATTGCACAAAAGTATGATTTGAATTATTACATCTGTTGTGAGGAAAGGCCTGAATTAAATAACTGGGAAAATTGTTGCGGAACCTCAAAATATTTTGGGTTTGACAAGTGCTTGGATTGGACGATACAAGTGAACGGAAAAAAATTTACAGATAAACCTTTGTCATTTAACGGGTATATAGCCGAAACCACCTGTCCATACGTTGGTGAGTATAGGGAATTTTTTGAAAAGGGAAAGCATGAGAGAAATCTTGTGGGACTACAGTTTGACAAATATACAAAAACGTATAAACGACTTAAACCGCCTAAAAAAGTGGGGTTATTTACATGATAATAAACGGAGATTGTGTTGTAGAATTAAAAACTATACCCGATGATTCCGTCGATATGGTGCTTACAGACCCGCCATTCAATGTTGGTTTAGAATACAATTCCGTTGATGATTCTATGCCTGATGAGCATTACCGGGATTGGTGTATACAATGGCTAACGGAATTAAAACGAGTATTAAAACCAGGCCACGTGGCAATTGTGTTTACAGGAGATGCGAAATCATATTGGTTATTTGATGCTATTTACAAATCTGGATTTGTATTTAATCATTGGATTAAATGGATTAAAATGAATTCCCAGGGAAATTTACCTGGGACAGCTTTCCTTAACAAGGTTGAACTCGCTTTTTTGTGTAGTAAAGATAAACTTAACAGGAGTATAATTAATAGAAAGGAAATGAATGCGGATTATATTATTTGTAATAATATGAACATAAAGAGTAAGGGGTCGTGGGGACATATAGCACAAAGACCTCTAGAACTTTATGCAAAATTAATTAAGGGTTTTACACAAGAAGGAGACACTGTTTTAGACCCCTTTTTAGGGTCAGGAACGACTGCTGAGGCTTCGTTATTATTAAATAGGAAATGTATTGGAATTGAGATTGATGAGACTTATTATAAAAAGATAGTAAAACGTATAAAATTAACTGGAGGTAAACTATTTTAGAACTAAAGTATAGACCGAAAACGTTTGACCAGGTATTAGGACACACTAATGAGGTTTCTGTATTAAGGTCGGCAATAAAATCTGGAATGTTTCCTCACGCAATACTCTTATCAGGAGATAACGGAATAGGTAAAACAACAATAGCTAGAGTTGTTGCAAACGAATTAGATGCTGAATTAATAGAACTCGACGGCTCAACCTTTGGTAAGGTTGAAATAATGCGTGATATTGCTGAAAACCTTAAATATCCTCCTATGGGAAAGCACAAGACAAAAATGTTAATAGTTGACGAGTGTCAAGGATTGAGTAAGGCTGCTTTTGACAGTTGGTTAAAAATTGTGGAGGAACCTCCGAATTTTCTCTATTTTGCATTCTGCACAACCGAACCTGATAAGGTAGTTAAGGGGATTAAACAGCGTTGTCAACATTTTAAATTAAAACCTATCAGTCAGGAGGATTTAGAAACATTAATCCTTTTTGTTGCTGAGGAGGAGGGAATAGAATTACCTAAACACGGAGAGATTTTGATAGCTAAAGAATCTTACGGTTCTCCAAGGCAGGCATTAGTCTTCCTATCACAGGTTAGGAATTGCAAAACATTGGAGGAGATTTCTGATATAATCAAATCTGCTATTGCTAAAGATGATATTGTTGATTTTTGCAGGTTATTAATCAGCAAAAAAGATTACGGTAAAGCACTTGAGATATTATTTAGACATAAGGATACGAATATCTACAGTTTGAAATTGCAAATAATAAATTATATTATAGGATGTATACAGAGGGCTAAAACACGGAATGACGTGGATTATTTTATCGGCTTATTAGACATTTTCAATGCTGTTTCAATAGACCAACAATTTGGATTCTCCTCACTACTTGTAGCTACATCGAAAGCATATAAAGAATAGCCATGTTTGACCCTGTTACTTCCTCACTATATGTAGGCGATTGTTTGGATGTTATTGAGAGGTATCCAAACGTTATTAGTGGTAGCCATCTATTGATAACATCTCCCCCTTATAACTTTGGAAGGGAATATGATTCCATTGAAGACAATATTGACAATGATAATTACTTTTCAACCCTTGAAAAAATTTTCTCAAGTATCTATAGATTAGCTAATGATTCGTTCCGGATGGTAATAGTTGTTAAGGACAATTATGCAAAAATGCAATTTACAGCATTAGATTTATATTCAACGTTAAAGGGGTTGAATTGGAAACCTTACGCTTACTTCGTCTTAAAATCAGGACACTTCTCACGGCAAACATCCTGGGGTTCATGGCTATCTCCTTCGGCTCCTCGTATAAGATGCCAACATGAGCTTGCTTTAGTTTTTTATAAGAAAACTTATAAACGGGATAATAAGACACAGGAAATCTCAAAACAAGATTTTATTGATTTTACAAAATCAGTCTATTATGATGATGACTTGTTTGTATCTGATGTGGATAAAAGGTTACATCCAGCACAATTCTCTCCAAATCTTGTCAAAAGATTTGTTAAATTATTCTCCTTCAAAGGAGACACGGTAATTGATATTTTTAACGGAATGGGAAATACAGGGTTGGCGTCGTTGTATTGTGGTCGAAACTATATTGGTATTGATATTTCTAAAAACTATATTTTAGCATCAAAAAAAATTTTTTTAAAGAATGGATTCAAAAATATTTCTATAAAACTTACGTGAGGAGTGTATATATAATATATGGAAGATAAATATGGGTGGATAGCTTTTTTATGCGTTATTTTATTTGAGGTTTTGTTTCTTTTTTATTCTTGGAATTATGTGGTTTCTCCCCTTTTTGGGTTCAAGCGAATTTCCGCTGGAGATGCACTAATATTATTAGTATTATTTAAAATAATAAACGGTAAGTAAATTATGAAAACTATAACTTTACAAGAGGCTAAGGAATTATTACAGATTGACGAAAACCATATTGATGATATAATAAAGGAATACCCCGCAATTTATAATGAAATAGCTGAAAGATTTGTTGAGGCTAAATCTTTAAGAGATGAATTGAAAGGAAAATTAAAAGAACTATGGTCGAGGGAATTTTTAAGGATTAAAAAGGGAAATCCACGCATTACAGACGCAATTGCTAAAGCTGAGGCGGATATACATCCTGAATATTTAGAAATACAAAAGGATTACTTTTATCTAAGTAAGGAGGCTGACTTATGGGAAAAGATGTTAGAATCTTGGGATAGGAGGGCAAAAATGATAAATAACTTATGTGAATTAATAGCTACAGGTAGAATTGCATTTTTTTCAGTAAAAAAATCAAGCACAGAACTATATGACACAAATAAAAAAGAAATGAGAAAAGAAAAGGAGGTATAATATGTCATTTATTTACAAAGACAGGCCTGAGGAATTTTATCAAAGGAGAGCGACACAGAGAGGTGGAATATCAAGGGATTCGATATTTAAGGACGGTGTTAGGGTTTTTACACCGAGAATTGATGAGCAGAATAGGATTAGAATACTTCCCCCAACGTGGGATAATCCCGAACACTTCGGTTATGATGTGTGGGTTCATTACGGAATTGGGGCTAACAATTCGGCGTTTCTATGCTTAAAACTTATGAAGGGAGAACATTGTCCTATTTGTGAGCAGTTAACCACAAAACAGGCACTTGAGGACCCTGTGTATGCAAAAAAATTAAAAGCAAAAAGGAAGGTTGTTGTTTACATAATCGATAGAAAGGAAGAAGAAGTAGGACCTAAAGTTTGGGCTATGCCGTGGCAGTTAGATAAAACATTAGTAATCCAAGCAAGGGATGAGGATACAGGTGCAATATTAAGGATTGATAGACCCGACGACGGATATGACGTTTACTTTGATACGGTAAAAGGAGCTACGAAAGATATTGCCTACACTTATGAAGGAGAAAAAATAGCACGAAAGTCATCCCCGATTTCAACAGACCCCAAACTTATGGATAAAATTTTAGAATATATAGTTGAGCATCCAATTCCATCCGTTCTTGAGTATAAACCGGCAAAATATATACAAGCTGTTTTTTCAGGTAGCTTAATCGATGAGGATAATGTAGATATTCCAATCGAAACAAAGGATGACGTTGTAAATGAGGTGGTAGATGTTGAGGAATCAGGATTAGATAGACTAGCAAAGTTAAGGGAGAAATATAAGAAATGAGCGACATTTTAACCGAGGTTAGAAAAACAATTGAAAAAGATAGGCAAGATATTTATGGTAATCCTGAAAATAGCTTCAATATTATTGCTCAATTCTGGACAACATATTTGAAATCGAAATATAATATTCAAATAGAACTCAATGGTAGAGATATAGCAATTATGATGTCGCTTTTAAAACATGCCAGGATGGTTGTGCAGGATAATTACAGAGACAATATTATTGATGCTATAGGATATTTAACAATCTTAGGAGAGAGGTTGTGAAAACTACGGAGAGGAGCTCAGCTCCTCTCCTACATCCTTTAATAAAGGTAGAAAAAAATGGGACGAAAGAAGTCTGAAGAAACAATCGGAGATTACCTTATTAAAAAGAAGGATTTACAATTTGTATCGACCGGTTGTGCTGTTCTTAATTGTGTTTTGGGAGGAGGATATCCTTTAGGTCGTGTAGTGAATATTGTGGGAGATAAATCAACAGGAAAAACAAATCTAGCAATAGAAGCATTAGCTAATTTTGTCAGGGAGTATCCTGAGGGAATTCCGTATTATATAGAAGCAGAGGCGGCTTTTGATATTGATTATGCTGAAGTCTTAGGAATGCCTATTGATAAAGTTAAGTTTATGGATGATGTTGATACTGTTGAATTACTCTTTGAAAGACTCATACAAATTATAACTGAACATGGTGATAATGGAACACCCGCATTTGTTGTTGTTGATTCCTTAGATGCACTTTCGGATAAGTCTGAAATGGAACGGGAGATAGATAAAGGAACTTACGGTGTTGAAAAGGCAAGGAAGATGTCAGAATTATTTAGACGACTTGTCAAGAAAATTGAAAAGACAAATGTATGTCTATTTGTGATAAATCAAATTAGGGATAAAATAGGAGTAATGTTCGGAGAAAAACATAGTAGAAGTGGCGGTAAAGCACTAGACTTCTACGCATCACAAATATTATGGTTATCGGAGGTCAAAAAAATAACAAAAACAATAAAGGGAATCGACCGACCTATAGGTATTATTGTAAAAGCAAAATGCAAGAAAAATAAAGTAGGATTACCATTTAGGGAATGTCAATTTCCTATAATATTTGGATATGGAATTGATGATATTACTGCTAATTTAGAATTTTTGAAGGGAGTTAAAGGAGCTTTAGAGGAACTAAACATAACTGATGATGATTTAAAAAATATTACTAAGGAGCTTGAAGTTAAAATTGCGGAGCATGTTGTTAAGGTTTGGAATGAAACGGAAGAAGGATTTCTTCCGAAACGAAGAAAATATATGTAGGAGAGAATTATGCCGTTATCACAAAATGCACTCTATCTATTAAAACAGAGGTATTGTATAGGAGATGAGTCTCCTGAAAGTGTATTTAAACGAACAGCCCAAAAATTAGCTGATGGAGATGAGAGATTTGAGCAAGATTTATACGACCTAATGGTTAATGGAACATTCCTTCCCAACTCCCCCGCTTTATTTAATTCAGGAAGGGCTAACGGTTGTCTTCATGCTTGTTTTATTTTACCGATTAAAGATGACCTTGCCTCAATTTTTTATACAATAACAGCGATGGGGAAAATATTCAAAGATGGAGGAGGATGTGGAATAAACTTCTCTCCACTACGTGAGAAAGACGCCCCATTATCAGGAGGAGGAAAGAGTTCGGGAGCAATAAGTTTCATGTCTGTTTTTGACAATATAGTTGATGTGGTTAAACAAGGAGGAAAACGACGTGGAGCTTTAATGGGAATTCTTAACTATAATCATCCTGAGATATTTAACTTTATAAAAGTTAAACTTGAAGGTAGATTACAAAATTTCAACCTATCTATTATGGTCGATAACAGTTTCATGGAAAAAGCTATCAACGGGGGAGATATTGATATAATATCTCCCCAAGGATATAAAATAACCACAGTTAAAGCTAAAGATATTTTTGAGCTTATGGCTTTTGCGAGTTGGTGTAACGGTGACCCTGCATTATTATTTTTTGATAGGATAAACAAAGATAATCCGTATTATCCTGAGATTGTCGTTGACACTGTCAATCCTTGTAGTGAGGTGGGTATGCCCCACTGGTCTGCTTGTTGTCTTGGTTCTATCAATATTTCAAAATTTGTTTGGAAGAATAATTTTAATTTTGAACGTTTTTCTAATGTGGTTAAGGCAGGTATGAGGGCACTATCCAACATGAACAGTGTGTCAGCGTATCCTCTAACTGAAGTAAAAGAGGCAATGGATAAATACAACCCTGTAGGATTGGGTATTATGGGGTTTGCCGATTGTCTAATCAAATTAGGCATTTATTATGACTCACAGGAGTGTTTGGATTTTATAAACCAGATAGGAGCTGTTTATCAAGAAGCTACCTTAAACTTCAATCCTCATAAGCCGTATTTTTATAGACGTATAATAGCACCTACGGGGTCATTATCAATATTGGCTGACTGTTCAAGTGGGATAGAGCCGGTATATGATACCGTTTTTGTTAGGAACCTAACAGTAGGTAAAATTGAGGAAACGAGGGATTTATACAAATCCAAGTATGTTAGGACAGCACACGAGGTAAGTCCTGAGTGGCATGTTAAGGTAACAGCACAATGGCAACAGTGGATTGATGGGGGAATTAGCAAAACTGTAAACATGCCATACAACGCATCTGTTGAAGATATTAAAAATGTATATATACAAGCATGGAAATTAGGGTTGAAGGGAGTTACCGTTTATAGAGATGGTAGTAGAAACCAAGTTTTAGTTGGCGTGTCGCAAACAAATAAATTCAGTATCGACGTTCCTGCCCCCTCCACAAAATGTGAAGGAGAATCCTGCTATTTATGATAAAAAAATCTGAATTAGCAGTAAAGAATAGACGTAGGGGAAAAACAAATGAAAAGAAATTGTCAAAAATTTTAGACGCATCCCGTGTCGGTATATTTGGAGGAGAAGATTTAACAAAGGGGAACTTGAGTATAGAGGCTAAATCCCGGAAACAGTTTGTCGCTGAAAAATGGATGGAACAGGCTGAGAGAAATTCAAAAGGAAAAATACCAATTGTAATTGTTCACATACACGGGAGACAGCATGAAAATGACTTTGTTATAATACGACTAAAAAATATTAAAGGTGCCTTACATGAATTTGATTAATACGCTTTGTATTGCTGATTTACACCTTGAGCATACTCCTTTGACGGAATACAGGTGGAATGTTTTTCGGTGGGTAAAACAGGTTAAAGGGATAGAAACTTTAATAATTTTGGGGGATTTAACTGAAAAAAAGGATAACCATAATAGTAAGCTGGTTAACCGGTTAGTTTCTGAACTATCTGACCTCCCCTTTGAGGTAATTATTTTGAAAGGTAATCACGATTATTATGATGATGCATTTTTTAGATTTCTTTCAAAGCTAGAGAATATAACATTCATCGATGAACCTAAATTAATAGGTGATATGCTATTTCTACCACATTCAAAAACTATCGATATTGAAAGAAATATTATTGAAAGAAGTAAATTCATATTTTTACACCATGCTTTTAAGGGGTCAAGGCTTATGAATGATTTTATTTTAGACGAGGGTATAGACCCCGGAGTTTTTGACTGCGATGCCACGATATTTTCAGGACATATCCACAGAGCAGGTAAAATTGGAAAGATAACTTATGTTGGTTCACCATATCCTGTCTATTTTGGTGATAATGATTACAGAGGAAGAGCTATAAAACTTAACGGAGAGATTGTGCGATTTACAGATACAATATCACGTTGGGGACTATCATTAGAAAATCCCGGAGATATTAAAAATATCCCACTAAAAACGGATGACCAGGTAAAACTAAAAATAAAATTAGACCATTCTGAGTATTTTTTGTGGGAAGATATTAAAAAGGAGCTACGGGAATATATAAACGAAAAGAAAGCAATTTTGGTATCATTAGAAATGATACCTAATAAACATAAAAACAAAGAACAGCATGGAGTCGAGGAATTAGAAGAGGATGACCTCTCTATTTTTGAAAGGTTTTGCAACGAGGAAAAACTTGAATACCACCTGGTAAAAATTGGAAAGGATTTGATTAATGAACATAACTAGATTAGTTATTAAGGGGTTTAAATCGTTTGATGCCCCCCAATGTATTGACTTCTCATCCTTACATGAAGGAATTTATTTTGTTACAGGAACAAACAATGTTTCCAAACTATTAGAAGCAAATGGAAGTGGAAAATCAACAGCATTTGTTGACGCCCTTTGCTGGGTATTATTCGGGAAAACCTCAACCAAATTGAGGGCTGATAATGTTAAAAATTGGAACGGAAAAAATAAGTGTGAAATATGCTTGGAGTTCGATGGGAATACGTTAGTAAGAACCTGGAATCCTAACAGTTTGACACTTAATGGTAGGACTATCACACAAGATGAGTTGGAAAAGTTAATCAGATTCAATTTTAATTCATTTTTATACAGTGTTGTTATTTCACAATTTGGAGAAAAATTTATAGATTATGACCCTGCGGATAAGATGCGTATATTTACCTCAATATTAGAAGACATTCTGTCTAAATGGGACACACACAGTGATAAAGCTAAAGAAAAACGAGATTTGTGTGAATCTTTAATACGACAGCTAGAATTGGAAATATCTAAAATTGAAGGACAGTTGAAGTCAATTGATATTAAGGATTTACAACTCAAATATGAACAATTTGAATTTGGGAGAAATAAAAAGATAAAAGAATTACAACAAAAACTCGATGAAATTGTTCCTATAAATACCAAAGATATTTATATTGTAATCGAAGAATTTGAAAATACAAAGACATCTTTAGAACAGGAACTAAAAGCAAAGTATGAAATAATAAATTCCCTCCAAGCTAAATTGGACGAGGTAAAGGAACACCACATTAGAGTTCAATATGGGCTAGACAATATTACAAAGGCTATTGCAAAAATGCATGATTTGGAGGGTTTAACTTCATGTCCTTTGTGTAAACATTCCTTAACAAAGGAACATATCGCAAAAGAATTGGGAAGACTTGCAGCGGATAAGGAGAAACTTTCCGGAGACGATGCTAAGTTTAACCTTGAAATAACGGCAATTAAGAATGAAATTGATGGGTGGCGTAGTATAATAAAAACATTGGATGTTAAAAAATCAGAAGTAGAAACATCACTACGAGAATTAATCAATAAAAAGGTTGCTGTGGAGGAGGCAATTAAAAATCAAAAAATAATGTTTGCCTATATAAGTAAACAAATACTTGAACAACAAAACGCTATTAATCCCTATACAAGCCTAATCAGTAAGGCACAGCAACAGATAAAAGAGTTACAAACAATGCTCGGTGATAAGAAAACTGAATTATTAGGAATAACTAGAGATTTTGAGGCATACAAGTATTGGGTAAAAGGATTCAAGGAAATAAAGTTAATGTTGACTTCAGAGGCATTACATGAATTTGAGATACAGATAAACAACGCATTAACGGGATTGGGAATGTTGGGTTGGTCAGTAAAACTAAAAGTTGATGCTGAAACGAAATCAGGAATATTGCGTAAAGGATTCAACATCTTTATCGAGTCACCCTCAAATTCAACTCCCGTCCCTTTTGAATGTTGGTCAGGAGGAGAAGGACAACGAATCAGGCTAGCAACTACTTTAGGACTAATAGATTTTATTAAAAATCGGAGAGGAAGTTCTTGTAATATTTTGGTGTTTGACGAGCCTACACAATTTCTATCGGAAAAAGGTATTGAAGATTTAATTATGACACTGAAAGAAAAAGCATCCTCAGACAACCTAAAACTATTTCTCATAGACCATCGTAACCTTCAGACATTTGGAGATTTTGACGGGATAATCTCTGTAATAAAGGATGCGGAAGGAAGCAGAATTGAAATGCGTTAAGTGTGGTGGGTTATTATTTAGACGGTATGACTTTAAATATAATATACACTATTATAGTTGCTATAAATGTGGGCATGTAGAATTTGAAGAAGACGGGCTTGGTATTGTAAGACTTAGGCTTCCTAAGGAAGGTAAAACTTATGAAAGAATATGTCCTAAATGTGGGAAGGCGTTTTTATCAGCTTCCCCAAACTACAAAGGAAATTGTGACGGTTGTAAAATAAATTTTTTGGGGGAGAAAAGTGAGGATATTAATTAAATTTCCAACGAGAGGACGTAAAGAAAAATTTTTTGATGTTCTTGAAAGTTATATCGTATGTTTAGCAGGAACTAATAAACCGCGGTTTCTCATAACTTTAGATACTGATGACACCGAAATGGCTGAAGGAGAAATTGATAAAAGATTGAACTTTTACAGAAAAATACACAATATAGAGATATTCCCTATATGGGGAAGGAGTGAAAATAAAATTTCAGCTATAAATAGGGATATACATTTATTTGACGATTGGGATATTTTATTAGTAGCGTCTGATGATATGTATCCTACTACAGTAGGATATGATATTATTATTGATAATGATATGCAGACATATCATCCAGATACTGACGGAGTTTTATATTATCCCGATGGATATACGACGCTAAACACTCTTCCGATACTCGGGCGTAAATATTATCAACGTTTCAATTATGTTTACTATCCTGGGTATAAAAGTTTCTTTTGTGATAACGAATTTCATATTGTTGCTGAGTTGTTAGGAAAGCACACTAAAATAGGCAGGGTGATGTTTAAACATGAACATCCTGCAAATACTAAAAATGCTTTTTGGGATGAACTCTATGAGAGAAATAATTCCTCATGGAAAGAGGATGAGGAATTATTCAATCAACGAAAGCTGATAAATTTTGGAGTTGATAATGCTATTTAGTATCCTAATATGTTCAATAACATCGAGAAAATTATTGTTTGAACGACTATACCAATTTCTCACAGCACAAATAACTGAGGAGGATGTATCCGATAAAATAGAGATACTAGTATTTGAAGACGACTGCGTATATCCTGTGGGGGTAAAAAGAAACATGCTAATTGAATCAGCATCAGGAGATTTTGTTGCTTTTATAGATGACGATGATTGGGTATCGGATACATATATATCTAATATCTATACAGTCTTAAAAAGTAATCCTAAAATTGATTGTGTGGGATTTAAGGGGAAAATCATAAATGAGAGTTTTGGATATAAACCATTTATCCACTCTATAAACAATAAAAACTACACAGAAGACAACTCTTGTTATTATAGACCGCCAAATCATCTAAATCCAATTCGTAGGGAGCTAATAAAAAATGTGAAATTTCCACATAAAAATTTTGGAGAGGATTTTGATTGGTCTATGGAGGTTGCTAACGGGGGGATATTAAAGAACGAGGTATTTATTGATAAATACCTATATTATTACTACTATAATTTTAGATTATCAGCCACGCAAAATATTTACGGGAGGAAATATGAGATGCCTTATTAATTATTTTTCGATTGGAAGGGAAAAATATAAATTTGGAACAGAGAGATTAATTACCACCACAAATATTGTAGGTATGGATATTGATATTATTATTCATAGTCCGGAGTTTAATGAATCGCAAATTGTTAACTTTAGGAAGAACAATAAATTACATATGATAAAAGGTATGCCTGTAACACAAAAATATGGACAGTGTGGAACACACCAAGAACATCCTTACCAATTCAAAGCCTTTTGTATACAACACGCACTTGAGCAGGGATATGACCAAATATTATGGTGTGATAGTAGTATTATGATATTCAGAAATCCTGAACATTATTTTAAATTAGCACATGAAATAGGAGTAATATTGTTTGACAATCCTGGATGTTTAGAAGGAGTATGGACATCTGATGATTGCCTCGCTAGAATGGGATGTAGTCCCGAATATGCAAATACATTTTTTCAGTGCGATGCGGGGATAATGTTGTTTGATTTCACACATTTTAAAACTGAATTAATATTCAATGAGTATATTGAATATTGTCTTGATGGTGTATGTTTAAAGGGAGCTAGTGGTAGCAATCGCCCGGAATTTAAGGCACACAGGCATGACCAAAGCATAATATCGTATATAGCTAAAAAACATGGAATAACATTTTTAAGTTATGGAACATGGACATACGCAAGTGATGAGAAATTTCTTACAAAGAAATTTAGACCCACATTCGCTAAAGTGGGAATTACAGGACCGGATGTTGGTCCTTTCAAGGAGAATTTTAATTTATGAAACAACATCTTGAGGAAATTTTAAGGAAAATGTGTGGTTTTGTTGGTGCTGATTTTGAAACAATTAACTTTAAGGAGAAGGAGTGGTATCTAAAATATCAATGGACAGCCGAACAAGAAAATGAGTTTAAAAAATGGTTATATGGTTATCTAAAAAATCATAAAAAAGCACAAATGGAATTATTTGAAACAACCTTACCTCCCAAACTCCTTAAAAAAGAGGTAGAATTATTTATATTATCCTATGGATGGAGGTGTGACTAATGCCATCACAATATGATGAGGATGTATATATTACCAGATATTTCAACGATATTAACGATGGTATTGTTTTGGATGTAGGAGCATACGACCCCATATTATTTAGTAATAGCCAAAAGTTAATAGAAAAAGGATGGAGAGCCGTTTTAATTGAGCCGAGTCCTGAATGTTTTCAAAATATTGAAAACTACTATAAGGATAATCCTAATGTCATTGTTATTAATACTGCTATAGGAACAGTAGATGGAGAAATTGAGTTTTATAATAGTGAAGGAGCGGTAGCGACGGCTAAACAGTTTCATTATGAACGTTGGAAAGATACACAAAAAGATTTTAGAAAAATAACAGTTCCGTGTATGACTTGGGATACTTTTTACAAAACCTATCCATTAGATTATAATTTTATAAATATTGATTGTGAAGGAATGGATTATGAAATTCTAACACAAATACCATTAAAAGACATGCCTTTCGTAAAGATGATATGTGTTGAATATAACTATAATCCACAAAAAATCCTATCGTATCTTGAGAATTGTGGATATACACTATTTCATTATACAGCAGAAAATTATATTGTAATAAGACGGAGGTATAGATGAAAACATTTTATATTGTAGTTCCTGAATGTGGTATAGGAAATAAATATACACTGGAGGAAGCTGAAGACGTTGCTGAGGAATTTTTGAGTGAATACGGAGAAAACGCATATATCTTTAAAGCAGTCTCGCTTTGTAAAAAGAAAAATCCTCCTGTAGAATGGGAAGATTTAGATAGTTAAGGAGGAAAAATGACGTTAAAAAATATATCATTATCCGGTCTTCCTACATTATCAGTAGCATTAATTGTTAGAAACGAGGAAGAGAACCTTAAAAGATTATTGTCGCTACTCAAAGGAGCTGTAGATGAAATTGTTGTTTGTGACACAGGTTCGGTTGACGACACAATTAAGGTTGCGAAAGAATATGGGGCTGTAGTGGTAGAGTTTCCTTGGAATGATAATTTTTCAGATGCTCGAAACTACGCAAATAAACACTGCACAAAAGATTATATCTTATGGTTGGATGCTGATGATGACATAATCAGACAAGACTTGTCAAGGCTTAAACTACATCTGAAAACTTATCCGAATACCGCGGTATTTTTAGTCTTAATTGACAGGAGAAATGATAAGGATTTTTCATCATTTCAATTGAGGGTATTTCCAAATCATCAAAATTTAGAATTTAGGGGGAGAGTGCATGAACAGATTGCGTTTTCTGTTGAGGAAAAAGGAATTCCTTATTCCTATTCAAATATAGAAATAATACACTTTGGATATAGGGATACGGAGGAGATTGTAAAAAAACTTAATAGGAACCTATTTTTATTAGAAAAGGATTTTGAAGAAAATCCAGATGACTTCATGGTATGCACTAACATGGCTAAAACTTTATTAGGATTGGGACAACTTACTGAGGCCGAAAAATATACTGATAAGGCTATAAAATTATATGAGGACGGAAAAGTAAAACTTTCATCTGATAATATTATTTTAGCGTATATCAATAAAATTACACTGTTATCACTACACAGACGTGAGGATGAGGCTATTAAATTACTTGAAAAACTTAAAGTGCAATTTTTGCACAATGCCTTAATACGTGCAACGTTAGGGGAGATGTATTTTAGGAGGAGGAATTATACTGAAGCATATAAAAATTTATTAGTAATAAAGGATAAAAAATTGAAATTAGGTTTAACTCCTTTAGACTTTGAAAATATGGTTGAGTATTTAAACTTATTTTTGATGATTTCGTCATTATTCGTAGGAGATTTTAGAACAGCAGAGTTATGTATACAAAACGTTACAGGTGACGTTGATTTTACATTGCCACGACAAGGAGTGTAATTTATGAACGTAGCACTAATTACTGGTATTACAGGACAAGATGGAAGTTATCTAGCTGAATTTTTATTATCAAAAGGATATGAAGTTCACGGAATTATCAGAAGGTCAAGTTCATTTAATACAAAAAGGATTGACCATATATTCGATAAACTATATTTACATTACGGAGATTTGAGTGATGCGTCTAATATAAATAACCTCATTCGTGAAATTAAACCGTCTGAAATCTACCATTTAGCCGCAATGTCACATGTAAGAGTTAGTTTTGATGAGCCTATTTATACAACCGATATAGGAGCTTTAGGAACATTACGATTATTAGAAGCTGTTCGAAATTGCGGATTTCCTATAAAAGTTTACAACGCAGCCTCTAGTGAAATGTTCGGTGCATCTCCTCCTCCACAAAATGAAAACACTCCTTTTGCTCCACGAAGTCCCTATGGAGTCGCAAAGGTATCATCTTTTTACAATTGTGTGAATTATCGTGATGGATATAAGCTGTTTATATCTAATGGTATTTTGTTCAACCACACGTCTCCTCGTAGAGGATTAACATTTGTAAGTAGGAAAATAACACACGGTTTAGCCTCGATATTAGCGGGGAAACAGGATAAACTCTATCTTGGAAATCTAAACGTATCAAGGGATTGGGGTTTCGCTCCGGAATATGTGGAATTAATGTTTTCTATACTACAATACAGCACTCCGTTAGATATTTGTATCGGAACAGGGACCAGAACAACTATAAAGCAATTTATAGAAAAAGCGTGTCAATATGCAGGAGTTCCTGTAAGATGGAAAAACGACGGTATTACGTTGAAAGGAATTGCTTATAGGAATAAAGAAATCATAGCAATTGATTATAAATACTACAGACCTACAGAGGTTGAGAATTTACAATGTGACGCTACGAAAGCTAAAGAATTATTAAGATGGGAACCGAGGGTTTCAATTGATGATATAATTAAAATAATGATGGACTATGATTTTATTAATGCGGGTCTTCAACCTGTGGGAGATGGTATAAAACTGGTAAGTTCAAAAAATTTTAATTGGAGTGTTTTATGAGTTATGATATACTTGTTTTAGGTTCTACAGGACTTGTAGGAAGTGCTGTATTACGAAAGCTGAATGAAATGGGATACAAAAGTGTTTTAGGTGTTAATTCTAGTAGGTATGACTTACGAAAGCAAGTTCATGTTGTTGATTTGTTTACTTATGCGAATCCTAAATATGTCTTTAATTGTGCTGGAAGAGTTGGAGGTATTGTAGCCAATTCCACTTATCCTGCTGATTTTATATATGACAACATAATGATAGCGTCTAATGTCATAAACTGTTGTTATAGATATAACTCAAGATTAGTTAATTTAGGTAGTAGTTGTATTTATCCGAAATTTGCTCCACAACCATTAAAAGAAGAATACTTACTTACAGGAAGTTTGGAGCCCACAAATGAACCCTACGCTATAGCAAAAATAGCGGCTATTAAAATGTGTTCAGCTTATAACCGTCAATATGGAACTAACTTTATCTCAGTAATGCCTTGTAATCTTTACGGTATAAACGATAACTTTGATTTAACCCAATCACACCTACTTCCTGCCCTTATACGAAAATTTCACGAAGCAAATTTAAAATCAACTGATGTAACCTTGTGGGGGGATGGTTCTCCTTATAGGGAATTTTTATTTGCCGATGATTTAGCGGATGCCTTGACATTAATGATGAGTTTAGATGCGTCGGATATTGGAGAATTTATAAATATAGGGACGGGAGAGTCCCACCAAATAAAAGAACTCGCATATATTGTAGCTGAATTGATGAGGTTTAAAGGAAATATTTTTTGGGATACAAGTATGCCTAACGGCACACCTTTTAAAGAGGTTGATAATTCCAAAATTTTTAGATTAGGTTGGTATCCTAAAACAAGGTTATTTGAAGGACTCAACAAAACAATACAATGGTTTCTTGCAACATATCCAAATATTAGGGGGATAAATT